TTCCAGTTGTATTTGAAACCATGCTGTGCCTACCAATAGAAGTATTATTAGTAGCTGTAGTATTGGCTGTTAAGGCATTTTCTCCTATAGCTACATTTGCTCCTCCAGTTGTATTAGCATCTAAAGCATTAGTACCTACAGCGACATTCTGCGTTCCAGTTGTGTTTACATGAAGAGAAAAATACCCAACTCCTGTATTATTATTTGCTGTGGTATTAGCTCCCAAAGAACCGTTACCTATACCTACATTATTACTTCCAGTACTATTAGCATCTAAGGAATCAGTACCCATAGCTACGTTGGCACTTCCTGTAGTGTTGTCTCCTAAAGCGTCATATCCTACTGCTGTATTATTACTTGCTGTAGTGTTTGTTCTTAATGCTTGACTACCGACTGCTACATTTTTACCGCCTGTTGTATTTGCAAATAAAGCAGATCTACCAATCGCAGTAATATTAGCTGCTGAAGTATTAGTCTTAGCTGCTTCTGTACCGACTACTGTGTTGTCTTGTCCAGTTGTGTTTGCTGTTAAAGCATTTCTTCCTACAGCAGTATTATTTGAAGCTGTAGTATTTGCATCTAAAGCACCAGAACCCACAGCCGTATTATTTGTTCCTGTCGTATTTGCAAATAAAGCTGCACTACCAATTCCTGTATTATCACTCGCAGTAGTATTTGAGCCTAAAGCACTCGAACCAACTCCAGTGTTACCTGCTCCAGTTGTGTTTGATAGTAAAGAATGATAACCAGCACCTACGTTATTACTTGCTGTTGTATTACTAAATAATGAACCAGTACCAAAAGCTACGTTTTGTGCGCCTGTAGTATTTCCTTTTAAGGTATCAGCCCCAATTGCAGCATTATTACTTGCAGTTGTGTTGAATTGTAAAGCATGTGCTCCACAAGCAACATTACCTCCTCCTGTTGTGTTTCCAGCTAAAGCTTGAAGTCCACAAGAAACATTAAAATTACCAGAAGTATTTGTTGTTAAAGCTTCAAAACCAATAGCAGTATTACTTCCACCAGTAACAGCAGCATCTAAAGCACTTTCTCCAAGAACAGTATTACCAGCAACAGAGTTTGCACCTTTACCAACACTTATTGAGTTTATGGTTGCATCTTTAGAAGTAACTGTTAATCCATTTCCATCTATATTTACTATTTCAGTTGCGTTAGATACAAATCCAATATCGCCTGATCCTTTTTTATACAGGCCAGTGTCATCGTCATTCGTGAAGGTTATGGATGGAGCACCTATTGATCCGTCAGGGAATGTTCCTCCTGCATTTAAATAATCAGCTGTAGCATATATTATTCCAAAAAAAGCATGCCCTCCAGTTGGAGCAGAGCTAAAAACTATATTATTCCCTGTAAGTGTAAATCCTGAAGAGCCAGTAGGATCTGGTTCTTGTATTACACCATTTACTGATATTAAAACTTGTTGAGGTGTTTTAGGGAAAGGAACTGGTGTTGATCCAGCAACTAATAACGCAAAGGAAGTAGTACTACCATTAAAGCTACTACTTATGTCATCTATTAATCTGTAGTCATCAGCAGACCTGATGTTATTTCCAATATATGGCATAACTAATTAGCTAAATCCTTACTAAATACTGTATTTATTTTACTTTTACTAATTTTTTAAATTTTATGTATTAGGACCGTCAGTAGATGGTATAGTAGGCCAAACAATTGTTTTTAAAGACTTATTTTTATATTTTTGTGGTAAATCTCTTAGATTCTGTCGATATGCAGACCATTGAGATTGATCTACTGTCGAACCTGGGGTCATCGTCCAATCAGAAGATTTTAGTAAATAATTTCGTTTTTTTCTAATATTTTCCCAATTTTCATCATCTAATTCTAAAATTTTTTCAGCATTTATTTTTTCAGCTAGTAAATCAACTTCGGATTTTAATTTATTAAAATTAGCTAATAAATTAACAAGATCATTATTTTGTGTTAAACCCATTTTATGTCTGTTCTAAATAACTGATTGCAACATCACAAGAATTAGAAGTATCTGTTCTGACTCTCAAAACATCACTTGACTCCATAATAATTTTTGAGCCACTTATAATTTCAAGTGAAGATCCAGCAGGGATAGGTGCATTCCTTAATAAAAACACGTCATCACCTGAACTAGTTACTAAAAATACGTCTGCATCAGTACTAGCACCTGTTTTGTTTGAAACTAAAATACTTAGAAGAACTAATGTAGCAGAGCCTCCAGCTGTCAAAACATTTGCGTTTGAGCTTGTATGAGCATCAGTAACAACACTAGATTTGGTGTCAATTTTAAAGGTGTTTGCCATATTAGCCTAAAGCGAGAATAAGAGCGAGTTGATCAGAGAAGTTGGTATTATCTGCAGTTAATGTGCCACTGACTGTGACATTACCTGGAATTGTGACTGCTCCGTTAGAATCTATTGTAAGACGTGCAACTCCTGCGGTAGCAAGAGCTAAACTGCCAGTAGAAGGACTTATCAATCCAGTACCTACATCATTAGCAAATTTTATTGCACAATTTGTTGGACTACCTACAGGTAAAGCAGAATTAGATCCATCGGCTCTTAAAACTGGAAATCCTCCAGCTGTTATCGAGTCATGGATAACAACAGTTCGTAGAGAAGTATCAACAGTAACTTCTCCCTCAGCTCCTCTAAAAAGTTGATGTTCAGCTGTAGTGCCTCTTCTAAATTGGACTTGGGTGCTCATAATACTATCCTAAAGCCACTGCTATTGCAGTAGCAAAACTTTCAGTGCTAATTGTTCCATTCGCATCAGGAACAGTCATGGTTCGAGTTGTACTACCAGATATTCCTGAACATTCGAAAGCCAATTGTTTTGTGTTGTCTGAATTATCTCTTATTCTAAAACCATTATCATTAGTAACTACGGCACTAGACGTTATAGAAGATAATCCAGTAATTGTTGTAGCACTACTTCCAAGAGCTATCCCAGTACTTCCTACTGTAATTGTGCTATTTGCTAACTGAGAGTTAGGTATCGCATTCGTGCCAAACTCTCCTGTCCCAGAGTTATAAGTTAATCCAGAACCACTTGCTACACTTAAAGAATTTAAAAGGGCAACTGTACCTGTAGAGTCTGGAAAAGTAATTGTCCTATCAGCGGTTGGATTCGTAACTGTCAAAACTGTTTCATTAGCATCTGCTCCACTTCCTTCAAAAAGTATATTTCCACTTCCTAAAGTTATGGAATTAGCAGCGTCTGCAGAACCAGAGATTATGGTGGTCCCGACTAAAGTTGTTGAAGTTAAAGAAGATAGTCCGGTAAAAGTTGTAGCTGTTCCTCCTAAACTTATAGAGGTAGATCCTATAGTTACCGAAGAATTTGCTAGATTACTATTAGCAATTGAAGAGGCTGTGGAAAGTAAAGTACCTGTCTCGTTAGGTAATGTAAGAGTTTTGTCTGAACCTGTAGCATCTGCAGCTGTCAATATTAATTCATTCGCGTCAGCTGTTGATCCTTCAAATGAAATATTGCCACCCGCTATAGCAATAGAATTTGCAGCATCAGCTACACCTGAAATTAGAGTGGTGGAAGCTAAAGAAGTTAAACCTGTGAAAGTTCCTTGAGTAGCTCCTAAAGAAACACTTGTACCTCCAATTGTTATAGCTGAGTTTGCTAGTTGACCGTTAGGTATTGCAGATGTACCAAACTCTCCCGTTCCAGAGTTGTAAGTCAAACCGGAACCACTGGCAACACTAAGATGTGCTCTTGCCTCAGAAGCAGATGGTCCTGTGTATGTTATGACACCTGTTGAATTGTTGTATGCAAGACTTCCATCTCCTCCACTATCTGTTACAGATATAGAACCTCTTGATCTTGCATTAGTAAAATATTGATTAGAACCCTCACTTAAATCTGATGTACTATTTCCAGCAAAATCTAATTTATCAGAAGAAGAGTTTAACTCCTGAAATAATCCAGAAACTAATACAAGTGATTTTCTTGTTGCCATCTTATATTCTTATTAGTTCAATAAATTAAGTAATGAACTACATACGTATAATTATTTTACCGCCCCTAAAGTTATCAACTCAGTAATATTTCCGGTTCTACCTTAACAATAAATTGTGCAGAAGTACCCGCTTCACCTACAGGAACTACAAAATGTCCTGCAGTTGTTGAAGGTGTTTCTCTAATTGCACCTGCACTTAAATGAGATAAAAAATAAATATTACCTGCATTTAAACCTGATGTTGCAATTAAACCTCTAACAATTGCTCTAACAGTAGATCCAGCACTTACAGTAGTTTCTGCAAAACCGGCAACGTGTGCTTTTTCTCTAGTATCATTAGCAATCGCTTTTCCTAATTTTCCATCGCTAGTTCTACAAAACAAAGCATCTCCTTGAGTTACGTCCTCGAACACCTCTGCATCGTATGCAGCAATCTTAGTAACTACAGGCTTAACACCTCCCATAGTAAGACGAAAATCTTGTAAAGATCCAACAAAACCTTCATAGTTAGGGGCGTAAGGTTGATTATTATTTACAATATTTGTACTCATTATGCTAATAAAATCGGAGGTTCTGGTTGTATAGCAAACTCTGTGGTTGAAACACTTTCTCCTAACCTCACAACCGCTTGACCAGAACTAGAAGGTGCTGTTGTAGTAATAGCACCCGCTGTGCTTGGGGATAGAAAATGTAAATCACCTGCATTTAATCCACTCATTGTTTTTAAACCTATAACTATTACTTTTACAGTAGAATTAATATTTGCACTTTCGCGAGCAAAACCAACTACATTTGCATTTTCTAAAGTTCCATCAGCAGCACTAGCTTTGCCAACTTTTCCATCGGAAGTTCTTATAAATAATGCATCATTTTCTGAAACTGCCTCAAAAGATGTTGCGTCAAAACCTACTTGTAAAGGTGCAAAAGTAGGAAAACCTTCTTTTAAATCAATAATTGCATCAGTAAGCCCTCTAAAATTAGGTTCGTAAGGAGAACGAGTCATCGTAAAATCATTACCAGTCATAAGATCAACTAGTACTGTTATTGCTCCTTCTATATTTGGTTCGTAACCTGTTGCCATAAGAAACTCCTACTATTTAATATTTTAATTTGTAAACTCCTATAGAATAGTAATAGGGAGAAATTTCACAATGGAACCACAACTAATTGCCGCAATTATTTCAGGTAGTATTGGAGCTTTTGCTGGTATCAGTAGAGCCTTGGGAAATTTTAATAAAAAATTAGACAAAAGATTTGAAAATATAGAGACTAATGTTGATAGACTTAGAAATGAAGTGATACATGATTACGTTTTGAAAGAAGATTTTTTAAGAGAAATGCAAGCTGTCCATACAAAACTGGACAGAATATTAGATCATTTATTAAGTAAATAATTAAACGTTAATCCAAGAATTACTAGATTGAACATACATTATTAATTGATTAGCATTCGTGTCATAATGTAGCTGACCATTTACAGCATTAGCTGGTTGTCCAGAACCTATAGATACAACAGCTTTTACAGTTTGCCAAGCAGCACCATCATATACTTCAAAAATTTGAGTACTAGAAGTATTTAACCATGTTTCTCCTTTACTAAAACTAGTAAATCCTGCAGGTGAAGTATTTGGTAATGTAGTCCCTACATGAACAGGACCAACCTTTATTAAACCTGTATTAGGTGAAGCAGTATTATCAGCAAAAAATAAACCTGGAGATCCTGAATTATTATTCAGAGCTAACTCTCCCTCACCTAATCTAATAGGAAAAGGTCTATCACTTAAAGTACTAGATCTTCGAGTTTGGATTTGTACAGCCATAATTAACTATTTATATAAAGTCCACCATCTACAACTGTATCTTGTGCAGTCTCAGGACTAAAGGTTCCAGCATCTAAATTACTAGTATTAATTTCAGCTTCAAGTTTTTCTCCATTTAAATATTCTCCTGCCTGTAAAAATCCAGTTTCGAACGAATCAACAAACTCTCCTAATGGCCTATTAACAATTCCAAATTTTACATCATCTAATGTTGTAGGAGATTTATTAAAAAGTTTATTAACCATTGCAATTAATCTATTAGTGATATTTAAAGGATTACCCGATCTATTTAAATTACCCTTTTCATCTCTTTTA